ACCGACGCGGCGACATATGGGAGGTCGCAGCTGTGTCGGTAGCGACAAGTATCTCACCTAATGAGCTACTAAAATGCGACCCTGCTATATATGCAGCGATAAAGTTTATCCTGCAAGAGCAGGCTCAGGCGCGTAATACACCGCGCACGATGAAAAGGAGGCGCTAGTGGCTAGAGCTAGTGAGTCCATCCTTATCGATGATTTTGCAGAATTAATAAAACAGCTAAAAGAAATTAGTCCGCAACTACGTAAAGATTTTGATAAAGGTCTAAAAGAAGCTGTTAAGCCTATGAGCGACTTAGCTAAAACTTTCGTACCTGGTAGCGTGCAATATAAAGGCAGGGACGTATTTCAACAGGAGCCACCTACTTACTCTACGCCTGCGTGGATAGACGATAAAATACATAGATCTAGAGATCCTCTGCGATGGACGTGGCAGGCTGACGTAGTAACTAGAGGTATAAAAATACGACGTACGACTAAAAATAAAGTACCTTTTGGCTATAATAAAGTAGCGGTAGCAGCTTTAGCTCTAGTAAATAGTGCGCCAGGCGGTGCTATTTATGAATTAGCAGGAGCAGGTAAAGAATCATCGCGTAAAAAGACTAAAAACGTATCGCGTAACTATAAAGCTCCAGAGGACTTTAGAGTATTATTTCCTAAAGTGGCTGGTAATCCTTATCGCCTCATATATCGAGCAGAGGCGCAGTTAGGCGACAAAGTGCGACGAGATATAGCTAACGTAATAAACACTAGATTATTTAAGTTCGTTAAGGGGACTAAATAATGGTTATGGCGCGTAAAGAGGTTGCGGTTGACTTTATCACTAGGCTCAAAGATAAAGGTTTTAAGGATCTAGATAAAAATACTAAGAAATCTGTAAAAAGCCTGCAGAAGTTCGGTAAAGCTTTAGGCGTAGCCTTAACTACTACTGCTCTAGTCACTTTTGTAAAAAAGAGTACACAACAATTTGCAGAGCTAGAGAAATCCACGCGTAGATTAGAATCTGAATTAAACACATTAGGTATTGCTTTCGCTACCTCTTTAGCTACAGATTTTACACGTAGTCTAGCCTTAGCTACTGGTACATCGCAGGATAAATTAATACCATCTCTACAGAAATTAGTAGCTACGACTTACACTTTAACAGATGCTCAAAAATTACTAGGGCTAGCAGTTGAGATAAGTGGTCGTAAGGGTTTAGAGCTAGAGCAGGTGACTAACGCTTTATCTCGCGCTTTTGTAGGTGACTATAACGCTCTCGTAAGACTACGTATAGGTTTTGAGAAGGCTGACGTAGAAGGTAAAACGTTTGCAGAATTATTAGCGCGTTTACAGGGAGAATTTGGTACTCGTCAGGCTGATACTTTTGCAGATAAATTAGAAAAGATAAAAGTAGGTTTTGAGGAGGCGCAGGTAGCCTTAGGTAAAGGATTTATACAGGGCTTAGAGGACTCAGGCGTAAGCGTTGAGGAATTTCAGAGCAAGATGATCGCTCTCGGTACAACTATAGGAGAAGCTTTAGGTAATGCCGTCGGAGCCTTTGAGGGTTTTCAGAATAAATTAGATGAATTAGCTAAAAACCCTGTAATAAAACTTTTATTGACAGGCTTAGACTGGCTCGTAGGACTAGATCCTGTTATGGGGACTAGTGCGGACAAAATGGCTAAAGAAAATGCCGCGCGAAAGAAACAAGCCGAGGCATATGAAAAAGAATTATCTGATAGAGCCAAACTACTTAAACTATCTGAGGCTGAGGCATTATTAGCTAAACGACGCGCCGCAGATCTTAAAAGATTACAGGCTAAAGAAAAGGCAGCGGCTGCAGATAAGAAGCGCAGCGCAGATCTTGAAAGACTACGTAACTCTATACAGTTTAAGTTCGACATAGATGCTATAAATTTACAGGCTGCGTTACGTCGTCAACTTTCACAGACAGATAGAGACCGCGTATTGCAATTATCAGCGCTTAAAATTTCAGATTATCAGACAGACGAGGAGGCTATAAAAACTCTAAAGGATGCTACTGAGGGACGCTATGACGATGCGATGAATTTAGAAAAAGTTTTACAGCTATTAAAAACAGCTGGTTTTGCCTCTGATAAAGCATCTATAGACGCCTTAGCAGCTCTTAAACCTGATATAAAATTTACAGATAATCTAGATGACATTTTGGCAAAACTAAAAGCAATTATTGAGGGTAAATATACGATTAACATAGGCGCGACTATAAGCGTACCTAATGTCCCAGCAGCAGGCAATACGGCGACGGCAACTCCAGGCGGCGGTAAATTTGTGCCAGGAGGATATATAAATGCTGGAAACGAGGAGGCTGGTACTGGTAGAGGTGATAGCATAGGGGGATTTTTTCCGATGCCTGGAACTAGCTCTAGTGCTATAGCGGAGGCTATTACAGGAATTATCGGTAACCAAAATGCATTAACCACTAATTATTTAGCAGATTTACCGTCTGGCTTAGATCCTAATTCTTTAGCCACTGCACGTTATGACTTACAGGCACGTCAAATTCAAGCACAAAATCAGTTAACTAATTATCTATCTGGCGCTCGTTATCAAATGATGGCTAATGACGTAACGGATCAAAATACTATGACTAATCAATTAGCAGCCGATAGATATACTGCTATGCAAAATTACTATACGAGAGGCTCTGAGCCTGTAGTAGTAAACGTAAATATAGAAGGATCTTTACTATCACAAAATGACCTAGTAGCTGCGGTAACGGATGCTGTCTACCAGACACAGCGAACAGGTAATGATTTAATCGTTAGCGCTATATGAGTACTGGCGCTGTTTTTAGCTGTTTTATCGACTTTAGCAACGGTGCTAACTTTGACCCTAGCCTAGTTTTAGATGATCCATCTACACCGCTAGACCAGTCTGTATTAGGTACGAGCGCATCTGAAATCGTAGACGTAAGCCAGTACGTAATTAAGACTGGCATAAGACGCGCCTATAATCGTACCTCTGACAGCTTTACGGCTGGTACTGCATCGGTACGCCTAATCGATGAGACAGGTTTATTTAACCCTGCTAATACTTTAAGTCCACTATACGGAAAAATATTACCTATGCGTAAGATTAGATTTATAGGTACTTTTGGAGGACAAGAGTACGCATTAGGATCTATGTACGTACAGTCCTGGAAATACAGTAGTCCTACAGGATTCGATCCTGCCTTTGTAGATCTTAACTGCGTTGATGGTTTTCAATTATTAAACCTAGCGTCTATATCAACTGTTACAGGTGGGACAGCTGGGCAGACTACAGCTCAGCGAATTACGAGCATCTTAGACGCCGCTGAGTGGCCTGGCGGTATGCGCTTTATATCTACGACTGCAGATACGACCGTACAGGCAGATACAGGCAGTACTAGGACAGCTCTATCAGCCTGTCAGACAGTAGAGGCTACAGATCTAGGAGCCTTTTATATCAACCAGCAAGGCTACGCCACGTTTAGATCTAGAGAGGACATAATTACAGCCTCTGGCGGTACGTCTACTGTCTTTAGCGATACTGGATTACCTGGCACTATTACCTATCAAAAAGTAGCTTTTGATTTATCAGATTTTGGACTTATAAATAGCTGCACTGTTACACGTACTGGCGGTACACCTCAGACGGTAAATAACGTAGACAGCATAGATACATTTTTTAAGCATAGCCGTAATCGCAGCTCTATAGCACAGACCGATACAGATGCCTTAAATCAGGCGCTTATGATCGTAGCAAGTCGCCAGGAGGTAGGAGCAGACCTACGCCTGGAATCTTTAACCCTAGATGCATATGATGGTGCTAGCCCAGACCGCGTTACTGCAGCTCTGGAGCTAGACGTCTATGATCCCATTACCGTAATACAGGTGCTGCAAGGTGGCAACGTAGAGAGCGATACGGTAATAACTGGCGTCGCTTATGACATTACCCCTAATTCTTTTAATACTACTTTTACCACCGCGCAACCGTTCGCGAGTGGGTTCGTGCTAGACTCTCTAGTAGATGGCCTACTGGATGAGGACTCGCTCGCTTACTAAGGAGATATAAATGGCTGCAGGTTTAGGATTTAAGAATTTTCAGACAGGTGAGGTACTGACCTCCGCGGACGTAAATGGCTATTTAATGCAAGGCGTCTTAGTTTTTGCTAGTGAAGCTGCTAGAGATGCTGCTATAACATCACCGCAAGAGGGACAGTTCGCATACACAAAAGATAATAATAGTCTCTGGTATTACACAGGCAGCGCGTGGGCAGCAAGTGGCGCGACAGGCGATATAGAGGGCGTAACAGCTGGTACAGGTATTAGCGGCGGTGGCACTAGCGGCACAGTAACTATTACTAATTCTATGGCTACTGCGATAGATGCTAAAGGCGATTTAGTAGTAGGAACAGGTGCGGATACTTTTGCACGCCTAGCCGTAGGCACAAACGGCCACACACTTGTAGCGGATTCTGCGGAAACTACTGGGCTTAAATGGCAGGCTGCTGCTGCTGGCGGTGCTTATACCAGTATTGCTTCAGGCTCACTTAGTAGCAACGCAGTCAATATAACTTCAATTAGCGGCAGTTATACTGACCTTTATTTAGTCATCAAAGATTTAGCGCTAAATGCTGATGGTGAAATGTCTATTAGAATGAATAACGATTCCAATTCCAATCGTCATTACATTTTAGGCGATTATTACCCTTTTGGCGGTTCTCAAGTGCAAGTATCATCAGTGAGCACTTCTTTTAAGTTCAACGCCAATAATATTGATTCGCCTGATGCTGATAATCAATTTACTTTTAGGTTAAATAATTATTCAGTAGCACAAAAACACACAGGTATAATTCAATCTCAATACATTAACACAAACAGCGCCCAAGAATCATATACAGTTCATTGTTATTATTATCAAAACGATGCAATTACGGAAGTTAATTTACTTACAAATCAAACCTTTAGCGGCGGCACTTACATACTTTACGGAGTTAAATAATGGCAACAATTAAAATACATAATGCTGAAACAGGCGAAGTTATTGAACGCGATATGACCGAAGATGAACTTGCTCAATGGGAAGCCGATAAAGCAGAATCAGCCCAACGCCGAGCCGAAGTGGAAGCAAAGGCCGCTCAAAAGGCAGCCCTGCTTGATCGGCTAGGGATTACTGAGGATGAGGCTAAACTGCTTCTAGCATAATCTTGAGGGATAGTTCCTCAAGAATCAGCACTGTAACCATCTTGAGGTATAGTTCCTGTCTATGGTAGACGACATTTATCCCATAACTAGAACTATCGACGATCAAATAGACGACTTTGAGGCTGTAGGCTTATAGCTATGGAAAAAAGCGCTAACGGATGGCCTGCCTCTGCAGATGCAGAAGCGATTAACATAGTTCGTAAGCGCGTCCCTGGTACAGATCTAAAGCTACGTGTAGCTAAACCTGTAGCGCCTTTACTAATTGGTTTTGCTGCAGAATTTCATAAGCTAGTCGAGCCTATAGATGAAAGTAAAACCCTGGACGACTGGGGCTATTGCTATCGCAAGGTCAGAGGATCTAACACCGTAGTCTCTAATCACAGTAGCGGTACAGCTATAGATCTAAATGCTACTCAACATCCTCTAGCGGCTGTAGGTACTTTTAACGAGGAACAAGTAAAAGTAATTAACCGTTTATGCCGTAAGTATGGTCTAAGATGGGGCGGTAATTATCGTAACCGTAAGGATGAGATGCATTTTGAGATAGCTCTAAATGCAGTGCAAGTCGAGACCTTGATAAGAGGTTTAGAAATGGAGACCGATGAAGGCGAACCAGAAAAAACAGATCAAGACAGCGCAAGAGGTGGCGGCTTCCTGGGCTCGCGCC